TGGGCTTAAAAATAAAAAACCTTAGTATAATATAAAATATGTCTGGAGGTATTGCTCAACTCGTTGCTGTAGGCGCCCAAGATGCGCACCTTGTCGGCCAACCCGAAGTTTCTTTTTTTAGATCTAACTATAAACGTCACACAAACTTTGCCCAAACTGTCGAAAGACAAACTATCCAGGGCAACCCATCTGCTAACGGTATGTCCACTGTTAGATTCGAACGTAAAGGTGATATGCTCGGATACGTCTATCTCGCCGATAGATCGGCTAATCACGTCGCGTGGGAAACGGCTGTTTCCAAAGTTGAACTTTTGATTGGTGGTCAAGTCATCGACACACAAGAATTTAAATTTTCCGCGCTACTTGCGCCAATTACCATGGACCAAACGGCCTCTAAATCGTCGTACGTTGCCGGTCAAGGTACATTCTACCCACTCAGGTTTTCGTTTTGCGAAAACGCCCAATCCGCACTCCCATTGGTCGCGCTCCAATACCACGATGTGGAATTGAGAATTACATGGGAACAGTCTCCACCAAGTGATGTTGAATTGTACGCTCAATTCATCCACCTCGATACGGATGAACGCACGGCTTTGTCCAGTACGCCACAAAACATGATCGTCACACAAACACAAAAAGCTGTTGCATCAGGGTCAGCTACACAAGAACTTAGCTTTAACCACCCAATCAAGTATTTGATCGCAGAAAACACCGTGAATGTTAATAAACAACTTGCTGACACCACGAAGATGAGACTTCAAATCAATGGTACGGATGTTGCTGACCCAAAGACAGTGTCCCCACACTTTACATCGGCGCCAATCTATTACCACACAGCTCACGGTGATGTTTGCACTGGTGGTGCTAATAACGATACAATCATCTTGGTTCCATTCTGTCTCGATACGTCTAAGGTCCAACCAACTGGGTCGCTCAACTTCAGTAGGCTCGATTCCGCGAGACTCGTCGTCGAAGGTGATACGTTCGAATATGATGTCTATGGCGTCAATTACAACATCCTCCGTATCGAAAACGGTATGGGTGGTTTGATGTATTCCAACTAATTTAATTTTAGCCACTTATTATAAATGTTCTGGCAATTAGTTTTTCTCTCTGCTTTCATTTTTATTATTACATACGATCCCAAATCCGGAACTTTGAATCATCTCGTCGACTCCAAACATGAACCAGCTCAAAATGCTGAATGTAAAGAAGGTCACTTCCAGGAGATTCAATTTGCTCAACAGGGATATGAGTGTCCAAAAGAAAAAGGCACACACATGGGTGCGATTATACGAACTTAAAAACATAAATTTATATTTTAATACATATAATGTTTACGTTTGATCGAGATACCGCTACAGTTGTTGCCATTCTAATCTGTATAGTAGGTTCATTATACCTATACAAAGAACTCAAAAGCACAAAAGACGAATTAAATGAAGTCAAAGGTACGAATGGACAAATAACTTCATTTTTATCGCAAATAGGACCAATTCCAGTTAACTCAGGAGCGCCTCAAATGAACGAAAATAATAGGTCAAACGAAGCCCAAGTAGAAAATGATATAGAAGAAAATCAAGAAAGCGAGGAAGAATCCTCAGAATAATCATCTCGCTTAATTATAACTTGCTAATGAGCAATGAAGAAATATAAGGCTATAGCTATACCTGTATCCTTTACAGGTTCCAAACCAAAGTTTCTGACTGTCCGGGATCGAAGATTTAAAGATTGGATTTTCGTCACCGGAGGGTGCAGGCGAAGAGAAATTCCAAATCCAATTAGGTGTGCGCTAAGAGAATTAGAGGAGGAAACACGAGGGGTTATATCTCTAAAAAAAGGTGAATATACGACTTTCAAATTTATAGTCAAAGAAAGCCCCGGTGTTGAATTAGAATACAATGTGTTCATATTTTTCGTAAATTATACACAACAAGAACAATCGGAACTCATAAAAAAGTTCAACGATGAAAAACAAAAAACTAACCTTAAAAAAATACAAAAACAACCCATTAAAAGAACATTCGATGAAAATGATTTCATGAATTTTGAAACATTAACAGAGTTTAATACCAAAAAACAGTGGGATCGAATAGTTAAAAATGTTCTTAATAACCCAGAATTCTACGCGTGTGTAACTTCAACGAATAGAAAAACCTTCTCTATTAAATAATGAAGTCAAAGGTTTATATTCTTTCTCAAATAGCAGATCTTCTCGTAGAAAGACATGGTTATACAAGAGAAAAAGCAAACAGGTATGCAGAATTACACGCAAATGATAAAGTATACGAACTACTCGTACTAAAAAAGTCTTTATCAGAAAATGAAGAATATCCAGAAGTATCAGTTAGAAAAACAATTTGGAGACATCACTATGACAGTGATTAATGAATATAAAAAAATAAAAATAATAATTGGTAAGTAACCATGTTTAAAAAATGGTGTAAGGAACAAGGGTTCTGGAATGGTTCCAATTTATCACATGTGCTCATGGACGGTGGCGTCCTTTCCGTGCCATTTGATAGATTGAATACTTTTTATGAAAAGTACGTAGAGGCTTATAATTCAGGTGAAAAAATATTTGTCGTTGAACAGAAAACAGAAAACTATAACTTTTTCGTAGATCTCGACTATAAAGACGAAGATGAAATGACATTTTCGGAAGTTGAAAGTATATGTAAAGTGATATGTGATAAGGTAAAAAAATTCGGAGGTAAAGAAGCTCTCATATCCGTAGCTGCACCAAAACCAGCTGGAGACCTTATAAAAACAGGGATTCACATTAACTGGCCCGATTTTGTAGTAGATAGATCATCTGCCTTAGCACTTAGAGAACATATCATAAACACGCTCAACTTAGCTTACGGTTCAAAGGAATGGAAAGATATTGTCGACGAATCTGTTTATGGAAGTTCATCTCGAAAAACAAAGGGAAGTGGGTTTCGTATGCCATGGTCACACAAAAAAGGTAAGCACGAAGCATGTTCCGGTCAGGGGTGCGAACAATGCAATAATACTGGAAAAGAAACACAAGGTGAATATAGACCCATTTTCATATATAGGTGCGGACCTTTCAGTATGTTAGAAGCGATTGAAGGACATATCGCGAGTGTTAAAATAATGCAAATGGCAACACTCAGAACAGAAAGAGATGACCCAGTGATTATAGAAGGAAGTAAAATAAAAAGAGAAGATGAATTTACAGCTACACAACTCAAAAACCAGTTCAAAGATCAGGAAGTTATATCAAACGTAGAACACTTCGTTAGAAAACACCTAGAAGGTCAAAGTATGGCTAAAATAACAAAAATGCATGAACATAAGGGTCAATTTCTTGTATCCACAACATCCCAATATTGCGAAAATAAAAAATGTAACCATAATTCTAATCACGTATGGTTCCTTATATCTAACGACACGATCATGCAAAAGTGTTTTTCTAATACGGATATAATGAGACATTTTGGGTTTTGTAAAGATTTTACCGGAAGAAGACATCAGTTACCATCTAAAATTACAGATAAATTAAAAAAAGAGGTTGGCAATGACGGAAAAATAAACAAGTATGTTACAAAGAAAACAAAAAAAGAAGAAGAAAATAACAACCCAGATGATGTAAAAGATATTTTATCCGAATTCATCAAAAAACATATTATTAAAGGTGAAACCGTAACCATTAAAAAAATAGAAAAAGGAAAAAAACCAAATATATACATAGTAAATACATCATATTCATGTAAAAAGTGTAACAATACTAACATATTTTTTCAAATTACAAAAAAGAAAATACAACAAAAATGTGAATGTATTTCACGCGTACACGATCTCACAGATAAAATAATCACTAAATTATAGAAGACAATGTTAGCTTTAATTTTTTTAGCACTTGTAATTTACATGGTATCTTCTTTAATTAAGGAAATACCAGATACAGAACAAATACATTCTTTAATTAAAAAATCAATCAAATATTCAGGTCTAAACAAAACTGTATACAGGGAATTTATCGCAAATATACACATGGCTTTAGAACACAGTAACGAACACATTGAATTATCGCGTAAGTTCATGAAACTCGCTCTAGTAAATCTAGACGAAATAGCACTCAGTACAGTATCAGGTGACACAAACGTAATCGAAGAATTAGGAGTGATTTCAGAACAATTAAAAATACATTTTGAAGAATTATACGTAAGAAACGAAATAAAAAGAAAAAGACGAACACTAACTGAGTAAAATACTTAAAAGAATTCTACTTTATTATCTTAAAACATGGCTATTGGTGTTAAAACTCGTTCAGGAAGAATATCAAAAGCCCCGCAGCGATTGGAATTAAATGAAGAAGTCGAAGACGATTATAAAGAAGACGAATACGATTCCGATGTAGATATACTCCAAACAGATGACGAGGATTTTTGTACGGATGACGAAGAAGATGATGATTCCGAATCTGAATACAATTCAGATGAAGATGAAAAGGGAAATCTAAAAGGTTTCGTCGTTGATGATGATGACGAAGACGAAGAATATTCCGAAGAAGACGAAGAGGAATATTCGGATGAGGAATAATGAGCTTAAAAAAATAAAATTAAAATCTATATAATGGAAGCAGAAGTTGGTACGCCGATAGAATACAACCCAGACGATTTCATTAACGAGTCAAAAGACAGAGAACAGGATACTGAACCGGAACATGATGAACAATATTATATTCCGCCTCAACACATGTATGCACCACAACAACACCACGAAAAACAAGAAAAATACGATATTTTTGCAAATTTAGATAAAACAGGGTATGTTATCATATTCGTCGCTTTTTTACTTGGTTTTTTCATGGGTAAAACCATGCAACCAGTTATACTTAGACCTGGATAGGCTTACCACGTATCCATAAATATTTAGAAGGTGTTTGCTGACCATCAAAATTACCAATATCACCGTATCTCTTTTCAGTAAAATACGCTCGACTTACAACAAGTGGATCTTTCATAATATCAGTTGCAACTTCAGATGCAGTAACAGGATCTGCTCTATCTGATTTACTTTTTCGATCTCTATACAATCGTAAAAATAAACCAATAGAAAATAGTACAATAAGAATGGTGATTATGTTCAATATAATACTCAACATACTTACAATTACATAACAAAAATAATTTAGACTTGTGCATTTTCCTTATCATCAGACGTAACTTCTTCCTCACCAGTATCCTCTTCTTCCTTAATCTGAGCTTCCGTTGAGTTTTCAACCTGAGCTTTCTTTGCTTCTTCCTCTGCTAATTTATCATCATCGGCTTTTTGCATGGCTTCGACTGAATCAAAACCACGTTCCTTAGCCTCTTTTTCAAGCGCTTCCTTAACCTCTTTTTCTCTTTTTTCCTTTCTTTCCTTTATTTCTTTTGAAACAATTTCATCCGCTTCCTTAACAAGATCTTCCATATCCGCATCTGGCTTTTCCTTTTGGAGACGTTCCAAAACTTCTGCTGGATGACTAATCGGAGCCTCGTCCGGTTTAGTATAAAATTTGGAGTTTTCATCACCGCTCTTAAAATATGTATCCGTACCCGGTGCCTTAGCCGCCATCATATCACGCTTACGCTCAGCAAACATGGCCGCAGCTTGAGCTTGGTTTTCTCTATACCCAGACATAAGCTCTTCGAGCTTTTCATCAGCATAATGCGCATCCTCAATTTGAACCGGATCTGGTGGAATTAACAACCATTTATACATATCTACGACGTAAATATCAAAGGTCGAATCTTCTTTTTGAAGACGCTTCGCATGAGAAGCAGCTTCATCTCGAGTATTAAACGCACCCCTGATTTTAATTCCGAACTTATCGTTCTTTTGTGGCGCTTCTGGTCCTACAATAGAAAGACATGCAAATAATTGACCTGGTACTGTTGTATAATCTTGTTCAAGTGACATTTTTATATATTTCACATGTTTCTTTTTTTTAAGCCGTTTATCTAACATGCCCATGTACAAGAACCTCTACCGTCGAAGAACCCGGGTTTTTTGAATGGATAGCGCGTCTTACCGAAACATCTTCAATCTTGTAATCTTTAAAACTACTGGTTACAATATAGACTTTTGCATTAGACATGACGAAATCAATATCAGACCGTTTTAATAAATTAAATAAATCTTCATGATCACTTATATCAAATCCATCTCGCATATACCCTACAAAACTTCGAACACTTTCAGGTGCATACGGAGGATCCGCATATATAAAATCACCATCGTTTATAGTTTGTGCAAATGCGGCCCTAAAATCACACCATCTAAAAACCACATTTTTTATAAGATCTTGCATTTTTACTAATTCTTCTAACGGCATTACTAAAGGTGTAGTTTTATAGTGTCCATAAGGTACATTAAACCCATTATGTCCCTCTCTATACAAACCCCTAAAACACGTTTTGTTTAGAAAAATCAATGTCGCGGCATGTACAGGTGTATTAGGTATCAAATCATTATACGTTTTACGTACCCAATAATAATAACTTTCTTTCGATGTTAGACCTTCTTCTTCAGTTTCAGGTTTACGGTTTACTTCCGTACCGGTACGTGTATCATATGTGGTAAAAAGTTCATTTAAATGGTCGTGTATTTCCTTTGGATTCGTTTGGATTTGTCTATACATGTTTATTAATTTTTGATTTTTATCGTGTGCATATACTTTACCTTTCACGGTAATATCTTTACTCTCGAGTAAACCAAATAGAACACTACCACCACCAACGAATAATTCGTGATAATTTTCTATTTCCCGTGGAAAAGTTTTCAAAACTTTATCTAAAATCTGAGTCTTTCCTCCGACCCACTTAATTATAGGTTTCATTTATAAATATCTAGATCCTTCGTTTTAACCTAATATTATTGGTTTATATTTCAGATGTATATTAATAATGTTATCCGTCTCACTACATGGTCGAAGATGAACGTCCATTAACTGCATTCCACCTTTATTAAAAACATGTTCTTTTTCTGTAACAATAGTGTGTTCACCCGAGTTTTTATCGATAACAGTCCATTTAGAACCGGGTAATAGTGTAATATTTTTAACTTCAATACGTTTAACTCTTTCATCTTCTGGACCATCTATATAATTCACTGGAACTTTAATCTCATCTCTAGGTTGTTGCTTAATATGTAATGTTTGTTCTGCAAGTATATTACCACCACCTTTTTCACACTTATCATACATTACAATAGCAGTATCAACATCAGCCAAATCACCTACAGGTTTCTCAACTTCCTCAACTTCCTCAACTTCCACTTTTCGTTCTACCACGACATTTTCGCGAACATCTTTAACAGCTCTAGCCGCACCAGATACAACTCGTCCTGCTAAATACACACTTGAAGACCATGAACAACATGACAGTAAACATGATAGTAAGAAACCAAGTAATATTCCCATTATTGGTTCTGGTATAGTAGATTTACCCATTTTATATAATATTAACAATTTTTTTATTTTTTTTATAACTTTTTCTAAAACTCATATTATAAAACGATCACCCGAAGTGGATCCGGGTTTACTAAAAACTCAAACATTACTTTTATTTTTATTTTATACTTTTTTACTATTGGTTTAAAATAGACATACTAATTAGAGTACTAAATATAGAGTATACTTAAAATAATAGTATTTTTCTCACTTTTTGTAAACTCCGATCCACTATTGAGTTGGATGTATAAATAACAATTAGATATACTCTCTCTATAATCACAATATGTTACCAAAACTATATTAGTGTATAAGTATTAATGTTAAAATAAGTAATATAATATAGGTATCATTTAGGTATAGTATTTTGTCATCTTTGGTAAGATCACAGAATATGTTATTATGGTTTCCATTTAAGAAAAGATGGTAAAGCAGCTAAACCACCAAGTAATATGACCATATCGATAAAAAAGACTTTATTTCTAATTTCGGGACACCAATTCTTATACTTGACGATCTGTTCAGACTCTTGGGGTTTTATCCAGTGGTAAAACATGGCGAGGTATGTAGGTCCGAGGTTACGTTTGCACACGTACCAGTGGTCGTAATAAGCTAAAGCCACGTACGGGAAATATAAGAGTC